AATTGGCTCAACTTGAGTCCAATCTATTGCTTTTAAGTCGCCTAAGTTTGGCTTGCCAATTCTTTCTTTAATTACAATTGATGCGTATTTATCAATATCGCTAGTCCACACAGTTTCAGCATTAAAGTATGTTTCAACTGCCATATCAAGACCGCCATATCCTGTGCATAGTGATCCTATTTTGAACATTCCTCACACCTTTCACGTTGCCCATATATCCACAAGCCACAGCCTGTGCATCGGTGAATTAAATTAGGTTCAGTAGCCATTTGCTTTGAGTAAGTAAACAAGATCCTCAACTCGGAGAACTGCCACCCAATCATCGATGGCAGCTTCCCCTTGACCATTTAGGCGCATGACGGCTACGCCTAGTCCCGTGGTCTTTCTGTCACGTAATTGCTTCATTGTCGCAGCGGGATCAAACTTTGTCCGGCTTTTAACTTCAATATCAAGACCCTCGATTCCTTGAATATCGCTGCCAGCCGCACCTGACCCTACTTGGTGCGCGTGTTCCCATCCATGATCACGAAGATATTGTGCTAATATACGCTCGCTTTCACGGCCTCGAACTTTACGTGATTGCTTCATTTAGTTAGTCCTCACATGACAGGTGCGACATTCGCACGGCTTTACTGCTCCAGCAGTTATAGGCTCGTTACAATTGTCGCACACGTCAATCCGTTTATCTAATACCAACATCATTCATCACCTGCCTTTGCTAACATATCTTCCCAACAGGTTTCACATAAACAGTTCAAGGATTCTCCCATCAAGATTTCTTTCAATGGTGCAGCTTTACCGCAAACATCGCAGCAAATCTGAACATACGTTCCGCGATTGATCTCTGGACTCATCCGGCAATCACCGCTTCATCCTCTGGCCTGAAGTTCCAGCGACCTGATGGATCTAATACCATCCATATTGGATTGCAATGTTCAGCCTTGCGCTTGTATGGTAATGGGCACATCCAGCCACGATATGCGCCTTTCTTGCCTGTGCCTTCACGCAACGTGCGTACACCGTGCGCACACTTAGGCACGATTTCGGCCTTGACACCAGCCATGACATTGTTAATGGCTTCATCAAGAGTTAAAACGTCTGCTGGTGGCTCAATAGTCGTATCCCACACGATTTCAGCAGCAGGATTGTTTTCCTTTATAAAGTTCTTTTGTTCTTCGGTGCGTACGCGTATGGGTTTAGGGCTTGCTTCAGCGTCATTAACCTTTGCCATTTCCAAAGATGAAGGCCGCTTTCCCTTAGCTGATAATCCGAGATTTGCCAAGCATCGTCCAATGCTAGAACTCTCGCAATTCTCAAGCCAAAAATCACGATCCACACCACGATCTTTGCGAGCACCACGCGCATAACCAATACTGGAAGGAGTAGCGTCTGCATAGGTACGGTATGCAAGTGCCTTGAATACAACAATGCCTTTTTCCTCATCATTGCTCACCAGCTCTGTAATAATTGCGCCGTCTGGATATTTTTCATAAAACTTATGGATGCGTGTATCAACATCTTCATAATTCTCCAAGTTGAACATCTAGTGTTTCCTTCCCTTGTGCATATTCGATTTGTTCTCTGAGCGTCCACGTGTATGAACCCCAGTCTTGAACATAATTGGCGCAAGATTGACAGTAATGTCTGACAACAATTTGCCTGCCGGGTCGCTTACTTGTTATCTGCCACACCGCTTGCGTTTGACCGCGCCAATGATCCGTTCCCCATTGCATCTTGCAGTAATCGCACCATTGACCTTTGGGCGATCTAGTAAGCATCCAGATCATTCCAATCCTTGACTGCGAGTTCGCCGGCGATAGCGAAATAGGCGACTGCGTCCAACCAAGAATCGTGAACGTTTCTAGTTTCCATAATTCTTGCGAGCTTGACCAAAGCCATACAGACTGCAACGTCTGTCGGGTCAAGTTCACGCTCCAAGAAGGTTGACCAAAGCTGCGCAGTTCGCAACATTGTGATGTCGTAATGACCATGCGTTGCCCCTCTTTCAGTAATCGTGTCTGCCGCATTAGTCAAAATGTCTTTCGCTCGCAACTGTTTTGCCCCTGATGTAGCCTTTTGCGTACCCATTCTGATAGCCCCTTTGATAGATAGAATCAATTGCAATATAAACAAACCAACCAAATAACCAGATAACAATTGTGATCATAACGATTTCTTCAGGTGTAAAGTTATTCGACATCTGCATTCACCCCATGCACATCAAGAAAATAAGCAGCCAAAACTTCACGGCTTAATCTGCCGCGCTCTTGGCTTATGCCTAGCTTTGATTTTGCATATTGTCTAATGAAACTGGCTTTCACATAGACTTTACCGTCCGTATATGCTCCGGACTTACGGTCAAACCGTATTGTGCCCATGAATATCCCCTTTCAAATAGGATTTCAATACCTATTTTGAAGGGTCAAATGCTATTTTGTCAACGACACGCCGTTAGCCAAATCGTTTTCCTTCGACAATAAAACTGCCGTCACGTTCGATTGGTATCGCCACAGGTTGCACACGCTTGCGGTCGATATAAATGATCCCGAAACCTTGTTGCCAATTAAATGTTCCACGCGTGTAATGCGCTTTGGATACATCCATCAAATGACCGACTTCAAAGCCAGTCAGAATACCCGTTAAAACGCCCCCAGAAGCCGTTGTAAACGACGAAATCCCCTGCCTATGGGTATGACCACAGACCACGCTTTTTCCGTGCCTCTTAGCGGCTTCTAGGGCTGTTAAACCGCCTTGTGGCTTGGTGCTTTGCTCGTCACCGTGAACCATTACCCAATCATCATGGAACTGATAAGGTTTGTGATGATATTTGATGCCTAATTCGTCTAGCCGTAGAAACCGCTCAATTGTAAGTTCTGGCAGGCCAATCAAGCCGGGTAGGCGTTTACTTAGTGAATTGTAGAGTCTGGCTGAATGGTTGGATCTGCTGAGATGTTGAACTTGCAATTCGGCCAAGACTTCGACAGTTCGGTCACGATCTCGACCAATGCTTCCCGACCACTCATCCCTACCGGAACTCCATCGGCTAATTGTTTGGAAGTCGATTTCATCGCCCACGCATAAAACGTCATCAGGCTTGTATTTTCGGATGAATTGGGCGACATTCTTGACGGCTTTCTTATCTTCGTAGGGAACTTGTAAATCTGATATGACTACGATTCGCTTAATCGTCATCCTCATCATCTTCGTATGGCGTATGGTCAGGATTGTTAACTAACCAATCCGGCAATCGCATCTGTTCTTCGATATACCATCGAGCGCGATCTTCGCCATAGCCGGCACGTACCAATGCTTCATAACATTCAACAATTTGAGCAGCCCAAATATCAATGGGTTTTAATGGCTCACCTGTACGCCGCGCAGCAACTTCCTTGCGCTTGCGTTTAGCGGCGAGTTCGCTTTTTGATAGTTTTCTTGCGCTCATTAGTCAGCAATTCTAAGACCATTGACTCAAGTTTATCGATGCGCGACACGATGTTTGATGCTTCCAATATGCCGGGTACTTCATGTCGAATAATGTAACGAAGGCCGCCGACAATAAGTGCGCAGCACGAAAGTATGGCAGCAACGAAGGCCGCCCATTCAGCAGGTGTCATCGCCGTCCGAAAGCTGTGTCGTTAGGGTTTAGCCACCGCAGGATGACTGGCAGACTCGCGACCAGAGCTGCATTGACAATTGCAGGTGCATCCCAACCCACCGCTAGATACGTTGCTATCCCGGCTGCTAGAAATGATCTTGCCCAACTTGCGGCGACTGCTTTTGCTTGCTCCATTGATAGGTTCTCCTGTTAGTAATGGGATGCGAAACATACTGCCGTCAAAATCGCCCTTAGCAGTAAAACTGATATGAATGTGTTTGGTGTGTGGGTTGATGCCCTTATATTTACGCCACTTGTAATTGCCACGCCATGACGCAATCTTGTGATTAAAAATTATATAAGAAATTCGTTTATCAGATCTGGCAAGTAATCGTAACTGATCCGCAAGATCATAGGGCGATGACTTATCGGATCGCAAATCAGCATCCACGTCGATGGCGCGTACAATTTCCCCATCAGGATTATGGTCAGACTTAGGAGAGTGTGCCTTGTGCTGGGGCGACGCAAGCCATCCATCAGAACGTCTATCTCTATCGGGGAACGCATCGTCAATTTGTTCGCGTAACTGTTGCCCCGCT